TGGCATTATTATTCGCAAAAGTGATGTTAACCTTTCCTTCGGGTATCGCTACATTTGATATAGCGACAGTATTACTTCCTGTATCAATAGCAAGGATGTTAGAAGTCAGTGCCCAACCAACCGGCGCAGGTAAAATCAATCCACTGTTAACAGTTGAAACTTCAATGCGTTTTCTCTGAACGATATTAACATCTGAGATCGAATTCATGCTAGACTTGCCAGCATCAAACAACTTACCACTTGAATTGGATTCATATAGAACGCCGTTGTTGCTGAGGACAGTGTTTTCAATCATAGTCGCTACAGTATTTTCATAAGTTGCAAGTCGAGTGATAGCATAAACGTAGATTCTGCCTGGAGTTACGTTAGCAATAGAGCATGAACCAATAACAGTAGTTCCGTTATAGATTCTATAACGGGTTCCGTCTAGCGCAAAGTTATAAAGAATTGTTCCACTGTATTTGTAGTATTGACCGCAAGATACTCCAGTGTACTGGTTAGTCTTTGACTGAGTTAGTGTGTTAGGATTAATCAGTAAGCGCTTTGCCGAGACGTTAATCACCTCATTACCGTACACATATGCCTTGGGTGGAGATACAACCGCATAGGCATTATTGCCTGATTGCTCTAGCGTGACGTTAAGTCCAAGAGTAACGTAATTGCCTAATTCGTCGTAGGTGCGTCTTGCAAGCTCTGAGTTGATAGAGTTAAACTCTGTACGGTCACGAATGCGCACTGGGTTACCGTCTACATAGCGAATAAGGGCAAAGAACTCAGTCGGCTCTGTTGCGGTGTTATATGTGTAGGAACCAACTGAAGTCTGTCAGCACCTGGTGCATTCTTGTTATTGAAGCCCGAAGCATTGTCTAACAATGACGAATCGTTATTAGAACTAATCAGGTTTTCTTTGATAGTGAAACCTACCGATACTGTTCCAGAGCTATTTGTATACTTTGATACAATGATAAATTGGTTATCTACAAAGATGAAGTGTCCTTTTTGGAAGATAACACCCTCTTCACATGATACGCCGAACGCTCTACCAACATTACTATCCACCCTTGCGGTTACGTCGATTATCGGCACTCCATTCGGATCAGTAATTACTAATATCTCTTCACTCTGGAACTGTTTAATATCACCATTATTGAGTGGTGTTTAGATACTTAACATAGATTGTTTTTAAATCGGGATCTTGAGTTTGAAAACCATTTTGTCCCTTAATGATTTCAGCGACCAATTTTGACGATTGACCAGTAATTCTATACGATAGAGTGATGCCTTCATCATTCTTTACCTGGTCATATAATGCTGGAGTAGTAAAGCCAGCCTGATCATTTACCTTAACGTAGAAAAGATCGTCACGGGCAGTAAGGTTAAATCCACTAATAATGGTACCTTCTTTATAGATGTTCGAGCCAAATCTTTCGACCTACTTTTGCAGGATCGTTTGCAATTGTGTTAGCTCTTGAGCTTGGACTGCCCTTGCCGGCTTAAACAGAATACGGTTAAACTGTTTTGCCTCGTTAAAGTCGTCGTATTACGGATTAACGTCTAACTTTGTATTAATTCCCATTTTTATACTCTTTTCCTTAAAAGTCGAAGATGAATTTAATCTTCTCTTTGCGATTTACTTCTCGTGTGATCGGGTCAAAATCAACATAGTGGAGAACTTCTCCGGTATATGGCGCATATTTTCCGTAAACTACATCTGTGCTAACATTATTTATACTTAGCGTCGGGACACTTGCGCTTGTTTCTGTTAGGTCCGGCTTTACATAAAAAGTTCCAGAATGAAACTTATTCTCAAAGTTGCCATAGTAGTCTACCAAATATATGGTCGTCTTGCCTATGACTTGATTATATACCGATTCGTGAATCCTTGCCGAAACAATCTCAGTATCGGTATCTAAAGATGTAGTCACTAGTCCAACCGTACTTGTAGTTCCTGTGCCTGTCGTAGCAGTGAATGTGTTGTCTACGCTGTAGAATACTCCTGTTGTTCCCGCTACAGCATTCCACTTAACCTGGTCAGTAGTCCCTAAATCTGTGATGACATACTTAACACCGGTTAATAATTCTCTCACACTCACGGTCTTAATGTATTACTGAATGTAGGAATTAGGTAAAGCTGTTTCTGTGTAATCGCCGTTTACTGCTATTGTAGTTCTATTGTCGAATGAGTTGGTGTAAACGCCGTCAGTGAAGACAGGATTCTTTACTAGTCCAACCTTAGTATAAGTGTTCGTGTCAGGAATACTCGTAGACTCGCCTGAGAAATTCGTGATGATCGCCAGTCTACTCATTGCCATCTCGGCAATTGGATTTGATCCGTGACCACCAGTAGGAGAAATCACACATCTTAATCTGGTTATAGCCGTTGTGGTCAGACTGTTAGGATATGCCAACTCGGCTGTAGCATATTTGTACTCAGTTCCGTTTGATTTGAAGCCAACTCGAATAAGCGTGCCGAATTGATCTATAATGCCCTATGCCTTGCAAGGCTGACCAGTCAATGTGCTTTGGCTGACATTTATTTTAGGAACTAGTTGACAAACAGTTGTTGGTGTGATACAATCAGTTGTGTTCAGAGTAATACTAATCTTATCTTCGGCAGCGTAAGATGACGCTAACACATCATACAGGTTTCCGTTAGGAGTCTTGAGGTACATATTTGCATATGCATTAGCACTGGTGTATAGCGAGAATCCTACCTTAGCAGTAATCGATACAACTAAATTCTTTATCTTTCCGGTCTGTGTGGCTGAGAATGCAATAACGTCGGATACATTGTTACTTCAGGTTGCCGCCCCGAACAGATATGCGCTAAACTCCCTAAACGGAGCACTCTCGACAATGATTTGTGAGACTGCCTCTTTAGCAGAAGTAATGACACTCACATCTCCGTATGCAGGATAAGACAGAGGTAAACTGTCTCTAGTCTGGTAAATAGCTGTATCGTATGCAGAAACAGTGAACATGTACTTCCATACATAATTATCTAGAAGGGCAATAAACTCTGCAGGATTAATTGACTTACCGCCACGATTGTTCTCGATACACTTGAATACGATATAGTTGCCTTCATCATCAGGCACGGTAACGATGCTATTTACAAGTGTAATATCCTCTTGGTCATCAAAGTCATCGTAAACTGTTTCAGATATCCAGTTATTCTTATAGAACATATAACGGATATCGGAGTCTGATATTCTATTTCAAAAGATAACTCGTCTTTGAAACTCACGCTTCTCTTTTTGAGTGTTAGCGATAGTAGCCTGTCTATCCATACTCGATGCAATAATATAGTAATATGACTCAGGTCTCAATGTATCTAACTGTGTTGACAAACTGTTGAATAGTGGTCTGATTACCAGCACTAAGTCCTAACGAGTTGTTAGTGTTATAAGCCTGTAGCGACGAAGAAAGTTAGCGCTAAGGGTAGGGTTAATATTCTTGAATGAATTGAATAGTTCATTCGAAGTCTCAACCCTAAAGTTTTCTGTGATAATTTTTGCCATTATTCTGCCCGTTTAATTACTGATGATGTCATTATGTTCCGCCCACGGGGCGTTGTTCTCTTGTGCTAGTGCCTGCAATGTATGGATAAGCTGGAGTATTCAGATTGCCGGTCTCAAATGTCAGGAAGTACGCATATGTGCCTAATGGGAAGTCTGGAGTTAAACAGTATCTTCCATTATACTCATCAAGTGTGCCTTCGTTAGGAACATATTCGTAATCTTGAATGAATGTTCCGGTGGCATACTGAGCATATGTATATACTCTTCCAGTCTGAGGTGTGCCCTTCTTTCTATATGAAGAAAGCATTTGTCTGGTTCCACCTGAGGAGATTAGAGCATTCGTATATCCATATGGGCCATATATTGGATAACCATCGAACATAAATCCGAGAATCTTAGAATGACCATCTGCGTGACGGAATCTATCCACACCGAATGCAGTGCTGTTGAAGTATGCATAACATCCATATAGAGTTGCGTTACCCATCCATCCGTTACTCAGAAACAGTCCTGATTGGTAAGTGTATCTGCCGCTACTATCAGGAAAGCCGCTACATCCATCGGCAAAGAATGCAGACTGATTGGTCACAGTGTCCCATTGAAATCCCGTCGGTAAAGCCACAGGTATGTCTGCTAGTGTAGAAGCATTACTCACAGGACCTTTTATAATAACACCATTCAATGCAATGCCAATAGAACCAGCTCCTACTGGGAATGGGTTGAGTGAATTAGTGCCGCCTCTATAGGTAAACGTGAAGTTGTAACTTTGATCTGAGAAAGTGTTTGTAGTGCCAGGAAACAACCGGGCAGCAGTATTCGTCAGTGGGTTACCTGCAAGCGCTGGGTAAGGATCACCGTCTGATACGATTTTAATAGCTGACATTATTATGTTCCTATAGATGCTGTGAGACTTGATGACAACGTAAAGTCTAGGTCAAGAGTTACCACAGCGACATTATCTCCGCTATCAGTAACCACCTAATTGATTCCGTCTTCGGTAATCAAGTTCTCTTCTACAAGGTTGTAGACCTGAATTTCAATATCAAGTGAAGGAGACATATCGTTGATACTATTTATCAGCGGCGAACTGAAGATTTTCGTGCCAGCTACTCCGATAGTATCTCTAATCAGAGGCTCATACCTTGATGGGTCGATGATAGATGATACTTCGTAAGAGTATTCCTGATAATAGTAGCTATCTTGAATCTTCTTTGTTATTTCACTTATCAAAGAGGTAGTAGTCTTCCATTTACCTTCTGTTAAGCCAGAACCCTGTGTTCGAATGACAGCAGTTCCGACAACTCGATTGTAGTTAGGACTTGTAGGTTCCTGATTAACAATATCTACAGTTTCTCCGTCTAGGTATCTATAGCCACTGTTGATAGTTGCGATTCTTTCGATCTGTCCAGTCTGATAGCTTGTGCGTCCTGTAATAGTTGCATTAGCTCCCATAGGCAAAGAGTCTGGGTCATATCTGATGCCTTGAATCAGATATAAGTTATTATTGATATTGACACTTAGATTTTCATCGAAGTCATGGAAACTTAGTTGGCGGAAGTAGTAATCGTTGCCATCTCTTTTCAGAAACTTTGCTTTTGCTGTGTAAGGAATAGTGCCACCTGTAGCGATCGTGATGGTAGTAGTGCTTGGGTAATTACTACTTGTGTTACTTATCCCTAATGTCGTCACATCAATCCCTGACTGCGCTTATCCCACCGGGTCCTCGATCTGTCTCGCTTGCGTGATGATATCTCCTACACTCAGCAAGAAATTAGTGTTACTAAAATTGATAATGATATCTTTCTTATCAAATCTGGAAATAGGTGAATATTCCACCTTACTGTATACATCGTTCTCATAGCTTGCACCAGATGACAGAACCTTAATATTGGATATAGTGCCTAACTCTTCAGTAATGGAAGTGAAGGAATCTTTTAATTTTGTATTAATAGTTTCAGCACCAAATGGTATCATACCATAATCAGAAGAGTCTAGTCGAACAGTATCGAAATCTCCGATCTGGTCAGTAATCAATGTAACAAACTCATTATTGGTAATATTTGAAACCTCATATGAGGCAGAAGCATTGTATTTGCCAACAGACGATAATGTGCCGGCAGTATTATTATTAATTTTGAATGTAGCTTCCATATCCCGAATCACTTGGTAGTTCAACATTGCTGAGGCATCAGCCGAATTCAACGTGCGAGAGTGGTTGATATCGCCGTAAGCATATCCGTTAGGTGAAAACGCTTGAAATATATTATCCCAATCATCGTTTTCAGTGCTCTGTCCTACGACAGTTCGAAGCATCTCAATAGGTATTAACTTAATGCAAGCGTGCGGTCCATCTTCAACGGTCTTATTCAAGGCAGCAGTTCTCGATGCATTATCTAATGTTTTGATGTACAATAGCGGATGTCTATACGAAATTACTATAGCACTTCCATTAATCGGAATGGGTGTAGCGAGGAATGTTTTGACTGGGGCTGTGACAACAGCGCCCTCACATGTGATGATGTCTCCTGGTTTAATTGTAGGTGATAATCTTTGTGTGACAATCAGAACTTGATTACTGATTCCTACCTTATTGCGGGCAGTTGTAGATGATCCGCCCACGTATCCAAAGCCGCCATCCTGCACGGCAAAATTAATTTGACTGGTAGAGGTATCAGAGACATCTAACACTGTGGCTATTGCGTCAACGCCGAAGTTTCTCGATACTAGCCTTACTCTGTCTCCGACAGACTGTCCAGGAACTCTATTAGCCTCTTCTACTGTAGCTGCGGTAATTGAACCTGCTATCAACTTGCCTACGTATGTAGTGACTCCTGATCGTGTGACAAAAAGTCCATCGTCGGCTAAGAATTTGCCCGCAATGTTTGATAGATAAACAATAGGTGTAAATGCAGCTGTGAAGTTAACAAAGATAATCTCATCCACTAAACCGCTAGCTAATGAGATATTACCTTTAATTCTGTCGCCTTTTTGTATTGTGTAGTTATCTACAACGAATATGGACTTCATCTCTAGGTAATTATCTCTACCCCAAACAGAGTCCGATGGCTTTAGAATACTGGTAGAAGGATAGAATACCTAAATCTCTTCATTATAGAATAATTGGAATAGAAGTTCTAGGGATTCCTGTGTGCCTTTTCTCTTGTATAGGTCTGTAATGTGCTTAATAATAAAGCGTGTATCGATTACAGTATCAAGAGGAAGGTCGGCAAGGTATTTCTTTTTTGAAGAACTTCAGAAAGCCCTCAAGAGTTGTATCGATATCCCTCAGCTTAGGAATATTACGGTCCATTCTTTCGTCGAGGAACTTATAATACGCCTTCGTGAATTCAACCATGAATTCACCTTCTTCCCTATAGAGGGCCGGAAACTGAAGGTCAATACCCGAGTGTATGCCGTCTCGAACAACTAAACTCATTTTATGCCGCCAATGGTGTTACTGTAACGGTGATGTCTCTGCTACGGATAGTGATAATTCTATCCTTAGGAGTCTTAACGTCATTGTTGATATTATAAGCCGTGAACTTGATTGCATCGCCTTCGAAGGATTTG